TTCCGATGCCGAGATATGGCGCGCCGCCGTAAGTGATCGTACCGTAGCCGCTCCAAAGGCGCGTGTACGCCGAAGGGAAACTAAGCGAGACGAGGATGACCGGCGCCAGCTGCACCGTCGTCACCTCGCTCACCATATCGGCCGAGAGCGTGCGGCCTGCGGTTGTAATGCTCATTGCGCGACGTCCTCCACGATGGAAAAGGTGATGCCGTAGATGCTAGCTAACTCAATCGACCACTCGGTGCGAGACTCGGCCAGCCGAAAGACGCCCTTGGCGTTCGAGTAGGTGATCGCGGTGCCTCCGGTGTAGCTTGAGCGCAGGACCGGGAATAGATCGACGCTGCTCGAGGAATTGACCTGGACGACTTTGTAGAGCGACGTCGAGATCTGGAGCCAGTCTCCCACCGCGAAGGTGCCGGTCGCGCCGGAGATGCCGAGAGTCGAGGTGTTGGCGGTCGCGCTGCTGACGGTCAGCGTGCCGGTCACGTTGCCCCGCGCTGAGGTGTTGGCGTAGTCCTGGAAGTAAAATGTGCCGCGCTGCGCTGCCAGCAGGAAGCCGATCACCTCCTCGGCCGCGGCGCGCGTCATAGGCGGGCACTCGACAGAGCCCATCCACGCCTGCCCTGGCCAGTTGTATTGCTGCGTCTGGAACGTGAACGGCGAGACGTTGCGCGAGGTCGCGCTCATTCCAGACAGCGTCAGCTTCGAGATGCGGAACGGAGACGGCGGCGTGAGTGGATAGGAAATTGCCATAGCTTAGGCGAACGCTGCGCGGTAGGCGCCACCGCGGCGCACCATATCGGGGATCTCGGCCTTCAAGCGCTTCCGCTCCGTCTCGAGGATCGGCACGAGCTCGGCGCGAGTGACGCCAGCGGCGATGTGGTAATTGATCGTCACGCCAGTTGATCCGCCTCCGCTCGAGCCAAGGCGATTGTTCGGCACAATGCTGCCGGACGAGGCCGGCATAAAGAGCTCCGGCCCCTTTTCGCCGACGAGGTACGGCGTGCCTCCGGTGACGGGTCCGCCAGATGCGCGGCCGGTGAAGAGATCCGCGAAGAAGTTCCCTAGGCCGCTCGCCATCGGCTTCGTCACTTGCTCGCGGAAGATCAGCCGCAGCAGATCCTGGCCGAGTGCGCGCAGAACCTCGCGCAGCTTGGTGCCGGAGAGAATGGCGTCCTCAAATGACTGGGAAATGGTTGCTCCGAACTCCATTCCAAAAGAGCGGCGCTCCTTCTCTAGTGCGACGATCTTCTCGATCACGTCCTTGAGCTTATTCTCTGCATCGGTCTCGAGCTTCAGAACCTCGACCGAATTTCCCTTCAGATTGTTGATGAACTCAACTAGGGAAGCCTCATCTCGGTAGAGTAGATTAAGCTCCTGCTGAGTCGTAAGCGCCGTCTTTCCGACTCCCTCCAGTTCTAGCTCCGCCTGCCGACGGCTGTCGCGTGCGGCATTTAGATCCTTGTTCGCGTCTAGCTCTGCTTTGCTGATCTGCTTTAGCAGCTGCTCGCGCTGCGCCAGAATTGCGAGCGCGTCCTTCTGAAGTCGGAAGCCCTTTTCAGGATCGCGCTCGAAGGCATCGACCGCGGCCTTGAACGCCTTGGCTGCGTCGCCCATCAGCGCATCCGCAAGCTCGCGCTCGGTCATATTGAGGCGATCCATCTCAACCTGGAGCTTGATCGTTTCCTCGGTGATCGAAGCGATTTCCTTTTTGGCTCGGTCAGCCTTGAAGTTACGGATGACCTCCGTCGCCGACTTCATCGAGTCGGGGTTGAGCACGTTGCCGATGTTGATGCCGACTTGCGTCAGCATAATCGGAATTTTGGTTAGAAAATTGAGCACGCCCTCGACGGCCTGCTCCATCCTGATGGCGCTCGCGATCTGCTCATCGCTAAAGCCCATATCCTCGCCAGCCATAGCGACTTTATCCAGTCGCTGCTTCATCATATTCAGCGTGCCGAGAACAGCCTCGCCGCCGAAGGCTAGCTTGGTAATGCGCGCGAGACCGCGGGTGCTGTTCTCGACCCGTTGCAGCGAATTTTGCACCGAGGCGAACGCAGCCCGCGTCGCGTCGACGGCCCTGAGCGTGAATGTTGCGCTAGCCATTGCGGTGTTGGGTTCGCTGCTGGTGGTTTAGGTAGGCGATCCAGCCGTTCATCTCGTGAGCTGGCATCTGGAGGACTTCGTAAGCGAACTTGCCGAGACGATCCGCGAGCGCGTAGACGGCGAGGAGGTCGGCACCAGCCTCGCCGCCGGCTAGTTTTTTAGCTCTTCAGCCTTCGGCGCATCGTCGGCCAGGATGGAGTTCGCCACTCGCGCGAGGACGTTGGAGTCCGCACGATTGAGCAGCACCGCCTTGTCCTCGATGGTGAAGAGCTTCTTCCCGTCCTCGCTCGTCGCCTTCATCAACAGGATGTCGACGAGAAGCTCCATATCACTCTCGCGGCTCTTCTTGTAGAGGCGCGCCTTCTCGGCCAGCGTGACGGGAGTGGCGTGGATCGTTAGCTTCCACTCGGGCACCTCAATCTTCTTGGTGCCGAGCGAGGCGAAGTGTTCGCGAACTAGGTCAATAGCATCCATCCTTCACCTCAAACCGTCAAAGTGGACAGCGCGCCGTTGCCCTCGATGCTGATCGAGCCCTCGACCATTCCGTCGAACGCGGCGCTGATGTCGAACTTCGTCACGATGCCGCCTCCGGTGTAGTAGGTGGACGTCGACGCGATGCCCTCGGGATAGAGGTTGACGGTCACGGTCGAGCCGATGGTCAGCGCGATCTGGCCGGCATCGGTCTCGTCCCAGTAGAGGTCGCCGTTGACGCTCCAGGTCTTCAGCGTGGCCTTCCGCGTGCGGTAGGTGTCGCCGATGACCGAGTCCTCGACGACGTCGGAGGAGTGAGCCAAGGAGTAGTTGCGGAGCTCGCCGATGGTGGTCGACGAGATTTTGACGGTGCCTTCGCGGCCTAAGTGGTTCGCCATTTTAGTCGGTGGTTAAATAGATGCAGGAGAAGCTGTGACGAGCGACGCCCCAACGACGTTCCTCGTCAGGTTCGATCACATAATCCACGCTTGTCAGAAGGAGATCATCACAGACGCCGCCCAGGGTCACGTCAGCCAGCACCGCGGCCTCGACCGCAGCCGAGCCCGTGTCGAAGAGGTCGTCGATGATGGTCGTCGAGCCGGCCACCTCGGCGGTGAAATACTCGACCATCACTTGCAGCGTCCGGTACTGGGTCCGATTTGACGGCGCCAGCGTGCGAACCTCGACCTGCTCGTTTACGGCATAAACGGCGGCCGACGGGAAGCTCGTCGAGGCAAGCGTGTTGTTCCGGCCCTTGAGGAGATTCGCTGTGGGCACGACGCCAGCCTGCGTCAGCTTGAGCCCGATGGCGTTGCGGATGTTGGTTCGGGTGCTCACGCGGCAAGAAGTTGTGGCATCGTTTGTTCGCCCAGTTCTGGGATAGGTTGGGCGCCTTGAACACGAGTGAATCCCAGGTTGACGGCCTTGCCGGCTAAGAGCCGCTTCACCTTTTTCATCGTTGTAGATACGCGGGAGTTAAACGCACCGTCAATCATCCGCTGGTAATTCGGAATCTTAACATTGCGATTTCGAGCTGCGATAAAAACTGGGCGCTCGTTTGCCCTACCAAACCAAAACGCAACGTCGCCGGCCTTCTCAGCTAGAGGCTCCGCAAATTTCTTGTAGCGAGCCCTCGTCGCCTTCGCCGCTGGTATCCAGCCGGCAACGGTCCAGCCCACGCGGTCCTCGATTGCCTTCCGATAGCGTCTCGCGTCTGTCTTGTAGGCCGCCACGTTCTGATCCTTCGGGATTCGGCCGTACTTGTTGCGCGCGCGCAGATGCACCTCTGCGACCTGAGTGATGTCCGAAAGCACGCGCCGGCCGCCCCAGTAGGAGATTTTAGGGTTTCGCAGTAAGTTGTTCAGCTTCTCAGTCTCGCGCCGACGAACCATCCGCGCCATCGATTCGTAGATGCTTCCCGGTGCAGCCTTAGCCTTTAGCGTGTTGTAATCCAGCACCGCGGTCATCTTGCCGATGTCCTTGCGGACCGCGTTCACGCCCTGCTTCTTGCTTTTTGGAGGAGTAAACTTGATGAATAATTGCGTGAGATACCGGCCCTCCTCCTTGATGATTGGGCCAAGGCCGAACTGCGAGGCGCGCGCGAGCTCAGTCAGCGCCGCGGACAAGCGTTCATTCTCGATTGTGATCGCGATCATATCACCTTGCAGACGTCGATCTCGCAGCCCGCGCCCTCTGCGTCGAACCGCACCTGCTCCACAAAGTAGGTCGTGCCTGCTCGCACCAGCGTCTGACTCTGCGCCGGCGTGCCCGTGACCGAGGAGGTCGTGAAGAAGACCGTGAACTTCACGTCATCCCGGCGCTGGTCCTCGAACTCGTCAAAAAGGTTCCGGCTTGAAGACCAGACGCCGGTGATCGTGCTGCCGAGGTAGGAGAACGTAATGCCGGCTTGCTCCAGAATGGCGCCCTGATCGAGCGCCAGCTGCACGGGATCGAAGTCGCGGACTGCGGCCATACTTAATCGCCAACTGTCACAACGCGCGAGGCAGGCGAGAAGGCGTCATCCTGCGCGACTCCAGAGCTTACGTGCCAGAACTCCTTCCGCACGGCGCCGGCGATGATGCACGGGGAGGAGTTGATCGTGAACATCTCCTCCGCGTCGCGGATGATACGCGGCAAGTGCGCCGGCGACTTGGCCCGCAGAATCATCGTCTGCGGAACGCGCCAAGTCAGGAGCTTCGCCTCCTGCGCCTCGTCCGCGAGGAAGACAATAGGCCGCTTGGCGACCCGCCGGCAGGCTTCCATCAGCGCGCCGGCGTGATACTGCTTGCCCTGCGAATAGCCGAACGGCGCCAGAAGGCAGATTTCGCGGCTGAAGCCGTAGTCCTCAAGCGGCGGCTGCTCGTCGATCAGATCGAACTCGGGTCGCTGGTTAAGCTGCGCGAACTCGGGAAAAAGGCCGAAGACGAAGTCGCCCCACGGCTTGCCGCTTGCGCGGTACTCGTCGTAGCGGTGCGGCCAGATCTCTAGCTCGAGCACGCGGCCGAAGCGCATCTTGTCGCGCTGCTTCGGGTCCGACGGCCGCACGTAGCTGACGCAGGAAAAGAGCCCCCAATACTGGGCGAAGCACTCGACGTAGACGGAATGGCCTTGGCTCGCCAGATGCCGCGCAATCGGCAGGACGCGGATAATGTCGCCGAGGCGCTGGTGGTAGACGATGCAGATTCTCACGCCTTAAAGACCATCGTGAGAATGTTCGGCCAGTCACCATCATTTTTGCGGACCGCGTCCTCGGGGGAGCCGATGAAGACCGGCCGAAGCCCGTTGATCGCCATCGCGTTTGCTAGCGTTTCCGGCGTGAAGTGCCAGAGGTGCTCGCCTGGGCGGCGGTGCTTCCAGCGGTAGAACCACTCCGCGCCCAGCGCTGGGTGATACCACGGCACCGAGACGATCACGCCCCAAGCTTCGAACTCGGGGAGCTTGTCGAAGTGCTCGAGCGAGTCGAAGAAAGTGAGCACCGGCCAGTGCTTCTTTTGCCAGTTCGGCTCCACGCGCACGAATGACGGCGGAGGATATGGGGAAACGTCGTAGCCCCAGCAATCCACCCACGGACTCCGATAATTGACTGCGCGCAAAAAGGCTCCGGTGCCGTAGCCGATGTCGCCGACTATGTCCTGCTTCGGAAAGAAGCGTTGGAACAGTCCTGCGCGAATCTCCGAGAGCTCGCGCTCGGGATACTTCTCATAGCGCGCGACGTAGGCGTGATCGTACTGCGCGCGGATCGTGCGGTCGCGCGAAGTCAGCGCGCCGGTCGCCGAATCGACGACATACTCGGAATCGAAATTTAGGGCGTTGTCCATTTGGAATCTGCGTCTGGGTTGCGCTGCTTGAAGAGCTCGAGGCCGGCATCGTAGCGCTCCTTCGTGTTGTTGTGCTGATAGGTCGCGTCCCAGTTGCCCTTCTTGAACGCTGGGTGCTGGTGCTCGAATCGGTAGAGGTGGCGCGCGTCGATCACGATGCCGTCGCGCCAGGCGCGGTGCGAGAACTCGTTATCGCTGAAGACCGACTCGTAGCCCTCGTGAAAGAGCTCGCCGCCCTGCTGCTCGAAGCGCGCCCGCGAAAGGATCGCCATACAAAGCAGCGGGCCGGTGCGGTGGCCGTCGTGGACCGCGATGACGAGCGGCTCCTTTTGCAAGTCGCGCCCCTCGACGAGCGACAGAAGCTTCACGTCCCAGCCGATGGGAGGAACCCAGTCGTCGGACAGCTGCACGATCAGATCGCCGCGCGCCTTCTTGGCCGCGAGGTTCCAGGCTGCGACGCAGGACCGCTTCTCCGAGACGACGCTGAGGAACTGCTTGCCCATCGTGACCGACTCCTTGTCGTCCGCGTCCACGGCGAAGACGTGCTCGATGCGGGTCGGATCCTGTGCGAGCCCGAGCCAAGCCTCGCGACAAGCAACGGCCTTTGACGTGCGGCCGCGGGTCGCGTGGACGAGCGAGATGCGCGGATGATTGCCGAGGTGAAACTGCTGCTGGAGGATTTCCGCCCGTGCCTCTAGCCCAGCCAGCCGGAAGGCTCGCGCGGCCAGATCGTAGCCCGCCCAGCCGTAGTATTTCGCCTCCGACGTCCACGGCTTGTCGGCTCCGATTGGCTCGCGGTGGCGCAGCATCTCTTCCGCCCACCAGCGCGCACGCGCCCCGTCGTTCTTCTCGAAGAGCAGGAGGATGATCGCGGCGTAAGCCTCGCGGCACCACGGGAAGACGGCGTGCGCTTGCAGCGCGTAGCTCATCGCCTCGCGCGAATCGCCGCACAGCTTGGCGAGGTTCAGCAGCGCCTCGTAGCGGAAGGACTGCTCGAGATTCGGGAAGCTTAGAGCGATCTTCCCGAACTGCTCCGCGGCCTGCCGATTGCCGGCGCAGAGGTGCTCCTGGTGGATGTAGAAATACTGGGTCGGCGTCTCCTTTACCGATTGCCCGAGGATGCGGAGATTGCGCCTGCGGTTCTCCTTCTTGACCGACTTCGGCGCGTGGACCCAGACCGGCCGCGGCCAGTCCTCGTGCTTGTCGCCGGGAAGCAGGAGAAGGTTCTCGTGTACGTCGTGATGCCAGACGCGCCCAGCCTCGAAGGCAGAGCGGCGGATCGCCCGCTCGCGGTGCAGCTTCTTGTTCGTGCCGCGGACGTCGTAAGGACAGCGCACCATCAGCACCTCGGGCGCGACCGTGCGGAGGAGATCGCGGAAGTCGTGCGCCTCGTCGAGCAGATCGTCGCAGTCGGACCAGACGATCCAATCGCCGGTTGCCTTGGCAAAGGCCGCGTTGCGGGCGCGCGCGAACGAGTCGACGTGGTCCCACTTCTCGGCGCCGTAGCCGTTGCGGTATTCAGCCCCGCGGAAGTCCTTGCCATTTTCGCGGCACCAGGCGGCCGCCATCTCAAGGGTCGCGTCGGCCTCCTTTGCTCCGATAGCCCGCACGATGCAGAGCTCGTCGAACACAGGCGAGAAGCTCGAAAGCATCGCGATGATGTGCTCGGCCTCGTTCCCGCAGATGACGCAAAGTGAGACGCGCATTGCGCTGTCGGACCCGTCAAAAAGAAACCCGCGCCCCAGTTAAGGAGCGCGGGCGGCATCGGGATACCCGTCAGCCTTTAATTCTTTGCTTAGGCGTACTGCGTCGCGATCAGCTGG